CTGTCAGTACATCAAGCACTACCGATACGCTTTCAAATCGATACTGTGGCTCTTTGAATCTAGCTAGTAAGAAGTTAGCTAGAGATTGAAGGTCAGTTGCCGAGTTAGTAAGCAAGCCTGTTACGCTGTATGACCTAGCTCCATAAACCTCTTGTGAGGCTAAATCTTCGGCAGTTGCTTCATCTGGGACAACCTTGTTATTGCTTAGCACTACTCGGTTATATAGTTGCTCTGAACCATAGACAACGCTCAGGTCAGCAAAGGGAATAACTGTAAATCCCGGCACGGATGCCTCATCCGTAAAGATAATGTCAACGGCCCCGGGTGAGGCATTTCTTTCCTTGAAAACAAACTTGCCATCCTTAGAGATAAAGACCTCACCAGCCTCGCTAGTTCCAACTAGTTGTAAGTAGCTAACAGCTTGAGTGCCCTCGGTTATAGCAACATTTGTAAGCAAGGTATCACCGGTGTCAATGCTTCTCTTATCGCTAGGCCAAGCTACTTCTGGCAAGTCAAGGATGCGTGTAACCCTAGCACCGGATAGTTCAGAGGCAGGGCTTAGAGCCGGCAAGTTATTTGTTGTGATTGTCTTTAGCGCATCTGAGCTTTCGATGCTAACTACAGACCTATTGTTTGGTTGGTAAACAATGTCAAGGTCATCGATAAAGCCATAGATAACCGGATAGCCATTACAACTAACTCGGACTTCTCGCCCGGGTATTAGTTGACCAAAGTAAAGACCAGCAGAATAAAGTGGGTCAAATAATCGGTCAGAGTTATCAACAACAAAATTAATGTTTCCAGCATCAATACGGTCTAGTGCTTGAGACTTTCCTCGTGTAGTTGAGGCAGACATTAATCTGTCAGTTATGTCAAAAAATCTGTCACCACTCAAGGTGTATTCCGTATTATCTAGGACACCTCTAACTGAGTCATTTAAAAGAAAACTGTTTGGGTCTCTAGCTCCAAGGTTTAGACCTAGTTCGACCTTGACTGCTGGCGCTACCATTAGGCACCTTGCCAGACAGCCCCAGAGCTTCGCTCGTAGGCTTTAATTGCGTCAACGATTGATTTACCAATAGTTGCGCCTGAGCCAACTCCACCGTTGACAGTTATGTTGTAAGTGTTTCCGGCCTTGCCAGTAAAGTCACTCATCCTGTTAAGTGGGATAACAGCTTCAGCCTGACCACCCTCGGCGATGTTGGCAAGCACTCCACCTGAGCGTGGCATTACGATTCCACCCTCGGCAAGCCTTGGAATTGTGACCTTTGGGATTGTGCCAATCTGCAAGTTGATACCAATAGCCTTACCAGCTCCAAGCACTGTGTTGATAAGTCCAATCAGTCCATTGATACCAGAAATAATAAAGTTGATGTAGCCCTCGACAAAGCCAAGTATTCCATTTAGTGCACCTTTAGCAATCGAACCAATGGCATCAAAGATTCCACCAAAGAACTGACCAATCTGAAACAGAGCAAGCTCAAAGGAATTTACAAAGCCTTTGATCCATTTACCAAGGTCGGCAAACAATTTATCCCAGCCACCATAGAGTTTGACAAGCCAGTCAACAAGTAAAACTACACCAGCTACTAAGAAAGCAATAAGAGTAATTACCTTGACAATCGGGTTGGCGTTTAGAGCAAAGTTCACAGCAAGAATAGCCACAGCAAGAGCAGCAAAGATACCAGCAAGAATGGTAAAGACAACAGAGTTTTCTGCAACATACTCAGCAAAGCCTGTAAAGAGTGGAACAACAACTTCCATAACAGGAATAAGAACATTACCAATAGCGATTGCCATGTTTTCATAAGCCACAGCCTGACGCTCAAGAACTCTGGACTTGTCAATCTCTGCGAAGGCATCCTCAACTGAACCAGTTGCATTAGCTTGGCGCTCAAGCTCATCGGCAAACTTTTCAGCACCTGTTCCAGCCAAAATGTTTACAGCAGACACAGCCTCGACTGATCCTAGAAGTGTTTGTAGTTCTCCGTTAGAACCACCAGAAGCATCTTTTACAGCATCAAGGGCAAAGGCAAGACCCTCTTCCTCGATAGCTGTCTGAGCAGAGTTGTAACCAAGGCTTTGGAAGATAGCATCTAGTTCCTCGCTTGGCTTTTGTAGCCCAACCATTGCTGCTCTAATTTGTGTGGTTGCCTGAGCAGTAGGTACACCAGCAGAAGTCATGGTTGCAATGGCAGCGTTTACTTCACCAAAAGATATACCTGCGGCTGCTGCGGCTGGGGCAACATTGAACATGGATGCTGACAGTTCCTCGAAGGTAGTCTTACCACCCTTGACAGCAGCAAACATTGAATCAGCTACTGCTTGTGCATCTTCAGCGTCAAGGCCGAAGGCGTTGACAATAGTGGATAAACCATCAACAGCGGTTTCAACATCTGTCACACCGGCGATTGCGGCCTGAGATGCAACCTGCATAAACTCAAGGGCATTGTCGGCAGGAACACCAGCAGATAGGGCTTGGTAAAGACCACCAGTAAGAACGCTCTGGGCGATTCCAAACTCTTTAGATAGGTCTGCCACCATCGTAGAGAACTCACCAAAGGTTGCGTTGGCTTGGTCACCTGTTGCACCTGTAAGGGTGACAACCTCTCTCAGACCAATAGCTAAATCATTTGCCTCGGTTACAGATTTATTAGCACCAACAGCCAAAGCACCAAGGCCGATGATTGCGGCTGGAGCCAGCGATCTAGTTACAGCACCTATCTTTTCGATTGGTGTATCTAGTCTTTGAAGTTCTCTGCTTAGCTTGTCAAAACCAGCACCATTGAAGTTGCTAAGGATATTAATATTGATTGTCATTATTTACCACCCTCAATAACAAGGTGACGATTTACGCCAGCCATGTATTCCTCGACACCAGCTAGAACGCTTGCTTGAATCATTGGCAATTGACCCTCAGCTTCTGACCAAATATACCGAGATGGTTTATCTTTAAGAGCCGCAATCATAATCTGACCTTGAGTTGTTACCTTGTGCTTTCTACGAGTGCCACGCCAAGGATAACTAGAGGTTTCTGACTTGCGTGTCAGACCCGACTTGCCAGCCATATCAGCAATGTTGAAGGCTACACCACCAAACCTAACAGCTAGTAGAGGCGTTGAACCCGTTGCACCCTTGCGAGCATTTCGACCTGATACCTCTGTCTTGAATGTACCTGGCTTCCAAGCTGTGCGACCTCGGTGATTCCTAAAGCCTTTAGTTGGCCCAAGCAGGGGTGCATTAGAAATAACCCTGTTACCTAGAAGGTCACCTGTACGCTTCATGTGCGCTCGGATAGCAAAGAATAAGTCTTGGTCAACCTTACGGATCTCGGCTAAGGTTTCCCTTACGCCGTACACCTCGATTGAGTTGTTTATCATTCTTTACCTACGCTTATTCATGGACTCTGATTTACCCTTCAGATACATCTGCATAGTAAATAGCATCCGTTCGGATTCTTGCATTAGCACCGATGGTGCAATCCCTGTTTCACAAGCCAAGGTTGCAATAAAGAGGTGAGAGCTATTAGTTCCCAGCCCCTTTATCTTTAGACTTTTGGGTTTGTTTCGTCACCCTCGATGTTCTCAAGGGTGTCAACAAAGTCCTCAAAGCTCTTGTCAGTCTGCTTCTTGCGGCGTAGGGCGTTCCAAACAATAAAGGCAAGGTAAGTAAGCCTTGGATCTTTTTGAATCGTTGTTACAGCTAGGTTGAACTTATCTTCGAAGGCGATGAAGTCAGGCGTGTTGCAGACAACAGATTGTTTTGATCCGTCAGTGAACTCAACTTTGAAAGGGATTTGCATTAGCTTACGCCGTTGCTCTAGTTAATTCCCCGGTCAATGGCCAGGTGATACCCACTGTGGCCAGGTCACCCACTGTCGAAGCAAAGGGGGTGTAGGAAGTAACCAGGAAGGTACCAGTGTAGCTAGGGTTTGATGCAGTTACTGTGCCTGATGTTGGGACAACAGTTACAGTTGCGTTGGTTCCAAGTAGTGGCCAAAGAATTGAGTCAAGTGCACCAGCAGCAAAGTCTTGGTGGAACTCAAGAGTGATCGAACCAGACTTTAGTCCAGCAATACGAGTTCTCCAAGAGCTACCAAAAGCGGTGGTTTCTTGTTCATCAATTTCGATTGGTAGTTCTACGGATGCAAGGGATGAGCTTACAGTGCCGCCGTTGATTGTGACCTTGTAGTCAGTTGCTACGAATTTTGCCAATTTATGTTTCTCCTAATCGGCAAATACATCAACAGCAAACTCTGCCGCTAAGTAAGTGCCCTCATTCATTTGGATGGGTGTGTAATTTGTCATTTCAGTCACTCGGCAATCATAGGCGTAACCACCAAGTGTCTTATCTGATTCTACTGCGTTCTTGATACTTGAGGCTCCAGTGCTAGAGCAGAAAGCATCAAGTGATCTCTGTGCATACTTCTCGGCTACTCTACCGACAACGACAACAACAGAGAACTTGTAAAGCGTAAGACC